CTCATCCACGAGCTGGCACACTGCACGGTCGAGGAGTATTCACATTCACCAGAGTTTTGGGATAATTATGAGGAGTTGAGAAACATCTGCATAGAGTTGGGAATATACGAGAAGGTCACAGAGAAGAAAGATTTCTGTGGTCAGCATGTCCAGGACAAATAATCTCAGTTAAGTTTAATGAAGACACCTCTTTCTGTCCTTGCTACAGCCATAGCTTACTGGGCTGCCTTGTACATCGTTCTAGTCATTCCCCAATTTTCTAAAAGCTACGTCATCAATCTTTTCTGGATGACGCTGATCGCACCTAACGTCATGCGATTCGCTATAGGTAAAATCCCCCAACTTGCTGTGGATCGCGGCTTTTTCCTGGTCTCTACACTCATCGGGTTCATTCTCACATACCTCATCAACCAGGTATCCCCTGATACACGGGAGGCTATGAAGAACAACAGGGCGTCTAATGATAAGAAACTGAAACTTGGTGTCTTATTATTAGGGACATTTGCCTTTGGAGCTTTAGTTGCGTATTTTGCTGGAATGGATAAATCCATATACAGTAACATGGGTTGGGAATCTAATGGTAAGAACAACCTGTCACCTAATTTTTAATGACGTAATCCTTCAGTAGGAAGAAAACGACAGCCGCCACAGCGCCGGTGGAGGCGAGACCGACCAAACTTCTACCCCCTTGTTCGTTAAGGAACTTGGGGATAGAGGTCGCGAGACGATCTTGGATAGGTTTGCTTACCGAGATGGCAGCACATACACCAGCTACGACAGCGGTGAGTTGATCATCGGTCAGGTTGAAGGGGTTCTTGCTGGCGGGCTTCTCGGCCTGCACCTGATAAGCTCCCTGGGGGTTAGGAGCTGTCATGTGAGGCATGGCACCCTGCATTCTGGGTTCCTCTGTCATCATAGGAGGCTCCATCATGATATCGTTAATGGGAGTAGAATCCATCGTCTCTTTATGTTCACTCACATTTTTTTCAGGTGGAATATACGCTTCATTTTGCCTGAAAGAAGTAGTTTGATTATTATTCAGGGGCACCATTCCATCTCCGTTATCGGCAAGATTCATGGTGATAACGTTCTCAGTCGCCATTTAATATACCCATATGTTTTAGAATAAAAGTAAAATACGCAATCATTTTGTCTTGGTAATTTTGAGATTGGTCTTACGTGTCGCCTTCTTCGCGTCGTCTTCCTTCATTTCTCCGTGTTTTGGGTTATACATCTTCTTGTGTAGTCTCCAGAGATCCGAGCTCCCTACCCTGAAGTTTTTCCTCAATGTCGCCTTGTACCAAAACACACAGTCCTGTATCTTGTTACTTTTCACCGTGTTGTCCAATACGAGACATTCGTAATTCTCAGTGCAGGCGTCCATTACTTTACAGAACATATCGAACGAGGGGAAGATACCAAAGAAGGATTTATAGAGCTTCTCTCTGTTCTGGATGATGTTTTCCCTGAGAATAAAGACGTAATCGACGTTGGCACGGAGAGCTGGGGGGAGATCCATCACGTACTGCATCGTCAGCATAAAGAAGATTTTCCAGTGACGCCCATTCATAAAGCATTGACGAATGCATGTGTCTTTCAGAAACTTCGAATCATACATGCAGTCATCGAGTAACATGAAAGCCCCACAGTTCTTTTTACCAGCACCGACGAGTTTACGTTGTCGGCTCATGACTCTTTCAATCGCGTCCCTGTCGTAGTCACCGTATACGAATAGATCCGGAATAAACTCCGAGTAGAAGTGATTACCTTCCTCTGTTCCAGAGAGAACTATACCAGCGGGAAGATGCTTCTTATGAAACATGATATCCTTTACGAGCGTAGACTTACCAGTGTTACGCTTGCCTATAAACACACAGACACGATCATCCGTCATCGTTTCCGGCTTGAATTTCCTCAACTGGAGATTCATTCTAGTATTAATCTGGGTTTTATTAACTCTTTTTTAACTCATCCTGAGAAACGTTATATTCTGGATAAAACAATCTTAACACACTGTAAATGTTTATGCAAACAGGTTTTACCAGAAATACAGACGATACAGCTAATGAATACATCAAGACCATGATTGATATTCTATTACCTGTCATGGAACAGGGTATGCTATACGCCGGGGAATACGCCAAGGGTTGTGGACGAGATATCATTCTTCCGGAAGATGTTGAATACGCGATCAAATACTGTGCGATGTGTCGTGTTGGACAGATTGTTGGTAGCACCATGCCAGAGATTTATGATGAGTCCGAATCCGATTCAGACGAATCTTATGTGGAAGACGTGCCCCCAGAAGAGTGCCCCGAGTTTGTCAGGTATTCAGGAGAGGACGCTTTACTAAACCAAATCAATCGGGCGCGCGACAGATGGGACACTTGGATTCCACAAAGTCCGGCAGAAGAGATGTTAAAAAATGCTATTAATAATAATGAGCATCTCGGAGCCTGAGCCGTGGTCATTCAATGGTGAAGACCAGTTCAAGAAGTATGAATCAGAAGAAAGCTCGACAGATGATTCAGACGACGAAGAAATCTTTTCAAAAAAAATCAAAGGTAAGAAGTTCAAAAAATTGGTTGAAAAAGAAAAACTTTCTTTCGAATAATTTTTTTCCCAACTTAATATATAACACCATGTCCGCTGCTATTCAAACGGTAAACCTCGTTTCCCAGGAGCTCCAGACCCAGACCCTCAACTCCATTGTCGCGGGTTTCTCCTTCGCCGCGGCGATGTCCTGGATGGACTTTGTTCGCTGGTCGATCACCCAGATTGTTAAGGTTCCCAAGAACGGTGGCTCTCAGTATGTCCTCACCGCCCTCCTTACCACCCTCCTTTCTGTTGTGATTTTCCTGATCGTGACTGCTGTCAACGGCCGTGTCTCGAAGCCCGCTCAGCCTGTCTACGCGATTACCCGTTAAGCGGCTCGCCTCTTACCCATAGATAGTATTAACAGGATACCTGTGAAAATGATCAGGGTAATATAGATGTACTCAATTTTCCATTCATAAAGATTCCTCTTTTCAGGAATGCTTATGCTTGGCACCTTTTCCTTTTCTTTTTCTTCTTCTTCTTCCACTGGTTCTTCTTTCATCGGAGTAAGATTTTCCAGTTTGTCTGTGGAACAAGTGATTTCAAACTTTAGGACATGATCTTGGTTTCTAAAGTCGTAGGGTATCAGGCGACCGTGACTCATGTAGAAGAATTCAATTCGTAGATCACTGACTGATTTAAGAGATCCAGAATGAAACTCATGGGTCACTTTATCATCGGTGCCACTGACGTTCACAAAGTCGGTTCCATCCAAGAGAATATGACCTGTGTAATAAGGTGTTTGCCCCGATGACGGCAGGCTTTGATTCAACTGCTCAGATCCAGAAGAGATGCGCATCACTAGGGAATTGGGTCCACTCAAATTAGCCGCCCCAAAATCACTCCCAGGCATGGCCACATCTAGAGCTGGAAGTCCTAAAATTTGATGCATCGTCGTTTGAGTCGCGCTCGTGTCATCATATCCACGTGATCCAGTTTTAAATTTGAAAACAATTTGACTGATACCAGATCCACCTGAATGTGTCGGAGTGCCCATACTGAATCTATTCTTCGTAGGATCGTAACTGATGTTGAAATCGAAATTCCCTACACTCGTGAATCCAGCGGCGAGTGACGCTCCATCGTAGTTTCCTTGATTATATGTTATACCATGTTGAGTTGGGGAGTTTGCGGGATCTGAATATATCACTTCAAAATCAAATGCCTGATTGGTTCCACAGATCAAAAGTTGTGGTGTAGGGATGCGCGCACTTACCAATTTAATCTGTGACACGTCATAAATAGGCGTTTCCAGGTTGATGACGTAATCATTCGGGTTTGCATACAGGGAGGCGTCCCTCTGACCACTGTCTATAGTCAACTGATGAACCTTCATTAAAATATAGGCACAATATTTTAATGAGTGTTTTTGTTTACGTGTAAAAACTTTACTGGTAAAACTGATGCGCGAGGGGGTTGTTCTGAAGCTGCCTCTTGGCAATTTCCAAATTATTCACGTGGGGATTACCCTGTCCCTTGTAAGCGTTGAACTGATGGTAAGGTTTTTGTTGATAGTTTTGAGTCCATCCACCGTTCGCGGCGTTAATGCGACCGTCTATACGGCTGGTGTCACTACGGACAGCCGTCACTGTGCCACCCTGCTTCAGAGCACTCTCACGAACATTCATGCGACCAGGGTTACCCATGCGGTTGGGCTTGCCACGCTTATCTTCGGGGCGGTAACCGTGCTTCATGAGCTGCTCGTTATTCTTCATGTTCATCTGAGCAGCGGCGCTGTTCGTATAGGCACCCTTGAAGTTGGAGATTCCAGGTGCCGGCTGGTTGTAATGTATGAACTGCGAGCCGTTATTGTCACTCTTGAAACGTGTGGGGTCCTGGGCAACAGTCGTGGCAGAGATGACACGCTTCGCGCCGTTGAATCCCAAATTATCCCCACGATAACCAGTCTCTGAGCGGTTTGTCGTCTTCTTCGTCCGTTCGTGTTCATTACGGGGAACAACACCAGACATACCCTGAGCTCTTCCGGGCATTGTGGGAAGACGAGAAGGTAAGTGAGCGGTCGTCGCGGGTTTATTGTGAGTCAACTGACCGACCACTGCACCCCTACCACCTGTGTGATCAGCGGCTGGACCAGTGCGTCCTGGAAGTGTTGTCAACTTGTATTCGCCAACATTAACCGGGTTCACACGTAACATTTGTTGAAAGCCACCAGTCGCCGGGACGTTGGGGCCTACACCCAGACCGGGACCGACCAACTCCTTTTCTATAGGGGAAAGGTTATTCATCCTTCCATGATCATACATTCTGTTTCGCATGTCCATCAGTTCCTGACCACTGGTGCGAGACTGGATGGCTATATCACCGAAGCTCTTCATTTCCTGTTTATGGGAAACATCGACAGGTGGTTCAAAATTGTCCTCTTCAACGACGACCGGTCTATTTACAAACAATGGTTCGGTAGTAACTTTGGGTGGTTGAGTTTTCGTACTCAAGTTACGACCAGCGTATACAAGACCCGCTACAGCCATGAGCGAAATGGGATCAGCCATTCTTACTTTTTATTAACATTTTTATTAAGATACCTTTGCTGAAATAAACCATTTTGAAGATCAGCCCTAGTGCTGGCTGGCTCATACTGCATGGTCCGAATCGGTAATTTGCACTCCACATTATTGAGGGGGAAGTAATTCTTTTCATACGTCTGGACTATGTGCTTGTTGAAGCGAGATGTGCTCTGGGGACGAAGTTGATCACTGACATCTATGTGCTGAGCTGGAGAACCCTTACCCGCCTTGTAAGGAGCGGTGCCGTAAAGCATTGTGTTGGGTCTGCACCCACCACAGTTCACCGGACCAGCGGGCTGAGGGTAAACGAAAACCTCGTCAGTAGCTTTGGTGGGTGGCAGGGCGCCACTGTTCTGAACGATAGAAAGGCCAGGTTGAAGCTGATACGCCATTTACTATAACGTGAGATATTTTCCTCTAGGCTCTTCTGTCACCATCCATTCCGAGTCCAGAATACGCTTCGAGCTGGACACCCCTGGCATTTGGATTGCAGTGTTTGGAATTACTTTTGCACATAGGGCCATTCTTGGGTCCATACAACCACTCGGCAAACTCCGTTTGTCCTCCTGGGATTTTCGACACAGGCATAGTCACAAACTGCCTCTCCATCGCGTTTCGCAGGTATTGAGGCATGGAAGTCCTCGACCGACCACTGTCATAGGGAATACGATCACTGGTGTATCTCTGAACATACGGCTTAACCGAGGGGTAATAACAAGCCTCGAGTCGATTAGGGGCGTTCGTGTAGTCCGTCATGAGCACATTCCCCATGGGGTTATCCATAGTGGGCTTTTGGCACATGTTTTCTCCTGTCACCGGTGCTGTTCCATAGCTTTCTTTTACCATTTTCGACTTATAAAGAACGTAAATCACACCAAGAATGGTACCACCGAGTATAAAGACACGGGGATCACGTCTGATTAAATAAAGAAGTGTAGAAGCGTAAACGATAAACCTCGAGGCAGAATTGATCCTGTCCTCTGGGGTCTGCTTACTATTAGGCCAAAATTGTAAAAAGTATTTTTCATCAACGAGCTGGCGAGGATCGTCGAACCAAACCTTCATTTAGTATATACTCAGGTTTAATTTTTTGGTCCGAGGCCACCGAGCATGCTACCCATCATCTTCATGAGGGCGTCCTCATTCAGTTCACCACCCTCTTCCTGAAGTTGAGACGCCACACCCTGTGCGAGTGCCTCAATCTGAGCCATTTTGTCAGGGGGGAGGGCCGTGATGGTAGTTCCTAGCATATACAGTGTCTGTACATACTGCCAGGTCGCATCCTTCGTGTTCGTAGACATACGGTCCCAATAAGAGGAGATGTCAAGATCCTTTAGGAAGTCAATTTTTGAGCACTCCTCGAGGAGAAACTTATCATCCTTCGCAGAAATCTGTTCAGCGTAAGGGGTTACACCCTTCATAAAACTATCCACGACGAGACGAGGATTGGTGGATTTCAACACGTCAAAAGACGTGAGCATTTTCTTGATGCCCTTTTCATCTGGAAAAGTCTTGTGCAATTCCACAAGAAATTGACCCATCATATCATTGAAAGCAGAGACAGACGCCATTTTCTTAATTTACAAATCTAATCTTTAAGTTTAAAAAGGCTCGGTAGAAATAGCCTCACGTTTACCAATTCCACCAGACACTATAAAGAATACGAGAATCGCATTAAGTGTCGCAGGTTTGGTGTATTTGTTGAGCTCAAGCTTACCCTCATTGTTGAGATAGGCTTTGAGATGTATGTAACCAGCTGTGATACCACCAGCGATAAGGGCGGCGCTCACAGGATCTCTTAAATAATTGGACAGGTCTTCCATTTAATTATACCTGGGATTTTTTATACGACGCTCTGGTGCATCACCGAATAGAACCCCATCATCTTCGGTAGGAGGGGGTTGCTGATACTCCGAAGGCTGTTCAAGTCTGGGTTCCTCCATAGGTTCAGGCTCTTCGAGTGGGGGGGCTTGAACACCGTGGACAGTTTTGAATTCATTCTCGAGACCCGTGAGTTGAGGTTCAGGTTCCATGGGTTCCTCTGTCGGAGCCTCATCCTGAGTTTCATCCTGGACCTGTTCCGGATCCTCCTCAGGAAAAGCGTTTGGATCGTCACCCTCATCTAATACCTCGGGGTCGGCGCTATCCTGGATATCCCCGTCTAGCGAAATATCACGCGTCTCTTGCGACATGTAGGTCTGCAAGATTTGCTGCACGGGAATCAACTCCTTCACCGTGTTTTCGATGCACACACAAAAACGTTTAGTGAGATTTTCGTCACGAATGTATTCACTCTGCTCCTCATGGAAGATGTAAGGATCCTTGTAAAGATCGCGCGCAGCGTTGTTGTAGCAGGTCTGGATGAAAACCTCCTCAGTAGGGAGTTTGAGAGAGATCTTCTTGTTGTCAGCCTTTAGGCGGACGGCGGAGAGAATCTTCGTGCACGCCACAAAGACTGCGGCGAGTAGATCACTGAACCACGCACAACGTCCGGTGATGTTGTCACTGTGCCTCTTAGACATAGCATTCGACCAGTTAGGCACCTCTTTGAGGAGTTTTTGAAACATGATCAAAACCTGCTTCCCCTTAGAGGTGTTTATCGATTCGTTGTACATTTCCTGAAAAACTTCAATCATAGCTGGACACATGATTAAACACATCTGTCCGAGGTATTCCTTCTTGGCTTCGACGAGAACGTTCAAATTGTCCATTTATGATTAAAGGGTTTTTTTAATTGAGAAATAACTACGCACCCCCCCTGTATTTATTCGCCATCTTCTTGAGGTTCATCAGATTTGGGAAATCCTCTTCCTCCTTGGGTTCTGGGCGTTCCTTTTTCTTTTTCGGGGTGAACCATGACACGTAAATTTCACCCTCATTTATCATTTGCACTGTGAAACCACCCAGCATAAATTGTCTGGCGACGTATCGAGCTGCTTGCCCCCTATCAAAGGTGGGGTATCCGACCAGAAAATTGGGTATTGTTAAGAATATCTGCTTACATCCGAGCTCGACAGATTGTTTTATTTTTGATGAAAACTGTTCATAAATTTTCGTGTAAATTTCCTTTTTGATTCGTTTTCTCTTTTCATCAATCTTTGTCACGTCATTGATGCTTAACATTACTATTTACTGTAATTTATTTTTAACCGTTTCAAACCCACCAGACACTGTCGAACCAATTTTCCTGAGACTTTTGATGAGCTGTGGGTCATTCTCGAGGTTTCGCAAGAAGTCGTCAGTCTTTTTCCTCGCAATGTTGACGTTTTCCTCTATATCTTCTCTGAGTTCGAGTAGTTCAGCGTTCACCCGCTTCGCCTGAACATCGGCACTTTCTGGTTCCTGATCGATATATGGTCTGATAACTTCAAGTTCTGGATTCCTGAACATTTTCATCGATTCGTCAAAGTCAGACCTATCAGGGGCATGACTGTTCCTAACAAGTTTATAGCTCTCAAAGTCCTTCCCCATTCCCCGACCGACGAATGAAAGCGTCTGGTCAGAATTTTGATACCCTATCGGTTGAGATCGGATGGCTAAAAGTCTTAGTGGCTTCTTTTCTTCAGTGATGAACCAGACGGTTACGGAAAATCCAAACGAGAAGCCATCTTTCTTAACTGTCATGAACTGACATTCATACACTGTGTCCTCTTTCTTGACAAACTTCTTCATAGACATCGTCTCTATGATGTAGTTAGCTATCCCGGTTCTCTTGTGAATTTCTTTGTTTGTGAGCAGGACCACACTCTCCATAAGGTCCGCTGTAGCGTCGTTTTTGACCTGATCATAACCCTTCAATTCTGGATAAGGATCCATCAACTGGGTTTGCTTCGGAACCACATAGCCTGAGAACCCAAACATGTCATACGCTTCTCGTTCATTTGTCAAAATGAACACGACAATTAATAATATGAATGCGAGGAGGTAATTCATATTATTAGTATGCGTTAATTTTTTTTAGAATATTACCTTGTGAAATAATAGATGTCGCTCTTAATCTATAGTCCTAGATGCAAGTTTTCGATGGAAGTCATTGAATACATTAAAAAACATCATCAGCTCAAGCAACTCGTGCATTATCATAACATAAACACACAGGGTATACCAGCGAGCTACAAAAGTAAAATTACCAGAGTGCCCACCATGCTCACACAAAACGGTAAAATTTTAGTGGGTAACGAAATCAGAAATTGGTTAGACTCCTTACTCCCCACAAAAGAAATCTCAAACGAACCGGTGGGTGGAATGGGATTTGCCATGTCTTCCCTCGATGGTAAAGGTGACAACGCTCATATGTTTTCACTCGATGATTACGGTAAATCGTTGCAGCCACCCATGACCAAAGAGCTTGAAGAAAGGATTAGCAGGGACGTGTCGAAGGGCCAGCCATATACAGAGTTAAAGATGTAACGCTTTTTAGATGTAATTATGAAGTTAGTCACAATACAAGCTGCTGCATTCAAATCTACATTTGAAGTGCTGAAGGATATTCTCAACGATGTCAATATTTACTTCAGAAAGGATGGTATGTATATCGTCACTTTAGACACGGCTCGAACATCTCTAGTAGATATTTTTCTATCGGGTGACAATTTTGAAGAGTATTCCTGTGAGCAGGAAGAAGTCATAGCTGGAATCAACATTTCAAACACCTTCAAACTTTTGAAAACCATAACGAACAATGATGTTCTTCAGATTGATATCAACTGTAAAGAATACATGACTATCACGATTTCGAGTGACACGAAAAAGACGAACACAAAGTTCCAACTCAAACTACTGGACATTAACGAAAGTCGGATTGAGGTTCCAGATGTTGAGATGACCACGATCACAACTCTTCCATCCATCGACTTCCAGCGTCTCTGTAGGGATATGTCTAACATAGGAAATTACATTGAAATCATTCGTTCTGGTAAAGAAATTAAATTCAATTGTGAAGGTGACTTTGCGAACCAAGAAACCTCAATCGAGTGCGTCGATGAGAGTCCGACCATTGCTGGTCTGTACAGCTTGAAGTATCTCAACATCTTTACGAAAGCTACGAGTATGTGTGCGTCGGTCCAAATTATTCAGGAAACTGGGAATAGATTCTTGATCTTGAAATATAACGTCGCGAACCTCGGTGAACTGAAGTTCTACCTCGCCACTAAGGTATCCGAAGATCAGTTGTAAATCCTGTCAGTGTCGACACGATCTTTTTCATGCCTAGACCGTTTGCCAACATGATTTTGGGTAGCTTCTTATCAAGGTGTTCATGCTCATAATATAAAAAGTCCTTCAAAGGAACTTTCTCCTTGTGAAAATCTCCTCTCGGTCCCGAGTATCTCTTTACCTTTTCAGTGATGTTAACCATGGGTTTGTCATCATGGTCAACAATCCAAGCACTGGTCAAAGGGATGCTGAAATGCATGGAGCTGTCTTCATTTTCACCAGGTAGAAAATTGATATCATTCGTGATGACCGTGTACAGATGGCCGTTGTAAAAGTATTTCACTCGCAACACGATGTCCTTCACGTTCTGAGGAATCGAAGTATGCCTGAAATCTAAACCAGTGACGTTGACATAGAAATTTTCAAGTATACCATCCCAATCTTTCGATTCATTTCTCCAAAAAGTATCCTCGACGAGATACTTCATGGCATAGTCGACACTGTATTCAAGTTCTTCCTTCACCACGTGATAGTCCCTCGGTGTGCTGATTTTTTTGAAGATGAAAATAACGTTACTTAAAAAGTTAAGCAGCATTTCTATATAAAGAATGGAAGGTAATTTTTTAAGTAGATACAACAATCGAATAAAAGAATGGAAAGACTTGATAGACGAGGAACCGCATAATAAAAAACTTTATGAAGGGGAAATGTCAGATTACATCATCAAGTGCATGCCTTATATGAATCAATACACCGACGAGCACAGTGAAAAATCAAACACTGACAACATATTTAACGTTAAGGAGACGGTGGGTTTAAAAAGAAAAGACATTTTCACAGACTATCTCATCGAAGTTGAGAACCAAAATATAACAAGACCTAGTGAACGTTTAAGTGATGAATGCCCCAAATGTAACGAGACAAACTTGACGCATTTCCCTGAAACGAGTGACCTAGTTTGTGAAAAATGTGGTATTGTGGTTACGACACTGATAAGTGAAGAACTCACATACAGAGAAGAACAAGAAACATCCGAAAAAATCATAAATTATTCATACAAAAGAGAAAATCATTTCAACGAGTGGTTATCACAATTCCAAGCACAAGAAATGACTACCATACCTGATGAAGTGATAGATCAATTGAGGTCAGAATTGAAGAAGATTAAAATAAAAAACCTAGAAGACATTACACATGCGAAGATTCGCAGTTTATTGAAGAAGTTGCGACTCAATAAGTACTATGAACATGTCCCGTACATCACAAATATCCTGAATGGAATCAAACCACCAAATATGCCACAGGAACTTGAAGAACTTTTACGAATAATGTTCAAGGATATCCAGAAACCATTCGACGACAACTGTCCAGCAGAGAGGAAGAATTTTCTTAGTTACTCCTACGTGCTCTATAAATTTTGTGAACTGTTGGGTGAAGATGAGTATCTGCAATACTTCCCCCTACTGAAATCAAAAGAGAAACTTTACCATCAAGATGTAATATGGAAAAAAATCTGCTATGACTTGCGATGGGAGTTTATTCCGACTGTGTGAATTTTTGAAACTTAAGTTGTTCCATTCTTTTATAAACTTAAGATGATTCAAGAAGAGAAAGCCCTCCTCACACTGTATAATTTAGACAACTATGTGATGCCACAAATGAATCATCTAAATTATGCAGATCCCGCTCTCCAGCACTGTATGGAACAGGCTAAATTTCATCTAAACCAGGCTCGGGATCTCCTGGAAGGAGCTGTGATAAACCCACAGAAGCACTATGATGATGCTCGAGAATTTTATCAAATGCTTTCGAGAGTTCTCCCTCTAATGGTTTTAATGAGATCTTTCGGATCTCCACTTCCCGACCAGGATGAGGAGGAAAGTTTACAAGATACGCAGTTCTCAGACCTGTCAGATGAAGATAGTTACGAGCCTGCAACTCCGCCCCGTCACCGAGAGTCTTAATGGTTTTGAATTCTATGATTTCGTGATCATCGATGATAATGTCGGCCCTGAGCTGACCCACGACGTGACCCCTGAAATTAACCAGAATATGTCTCTCAGATTCATACGGCACCCTATTTTCTCGTAAAAGAACTTCCATGGCATTGTGGTATACTCTCTCACTGTACCCCGGACCCAGTTCTGAATACACATCTTTGACCATCTGCTCCACGTCTATCATTTAAATAATTCTCGATTAATTTCTCTAAATATCATAAGATGACGGTCAAGCGAGTGTCGAAGGATCCCCCAGCCAAGAGAGCCCTGACTCGCCAAAGGTTGAATACCTTAGAAAGACGAATATCTGACCGTCGAGAGAAAATGAGAAAAAAGAGAAAATTAGACGTTCTCGAGGCATTGCGTAAACTGGTAAAAGGTGTCAAATCTAAAAAATTAAACATACCCAAGAATACTTTCAATTATGGAACCATCATGAAGATGAACATATACAACAGGTCTTTGACTGTTCGGTTGAGTCGGAAAGTGATTAATCAATTGCAAGAAATTTACAAAAAAACGTGGACTGAGAAGGTTGAATACGTAGGTAGTATTCCATTCACAATATTTAACACAAGAAATTACGTCAAGTTCAATCAACCGACAGCTCGGACGAATGGGATGCTCGCTTCAGTAACCCCGAGTGAAGAAGAGCTTACACAATACATCGTGTATCACACCCACCCTGTTCCAGAGAGTAACGCACCCCTCTTTACTTTACCAAGTTCCAATGACTTTAAGGCTTACATTAACCATTATCCATCTATTCAGGCGAATCTCATTCTAGAAAATCAAGGATATTACATCATTGATTTGATCGAGACAAATATGCAGAAACCGAACACAAACGCTATTATCGAGTTATTCCAAAAACTCACATCTGGGGAAAGGTTTCGTAATGTGCAACGTGACTGGGCTAATTTGGGATACTCACGAACTACAAGGGAACAGTGGGTCAAGTTTATGAATAGTTACATAGATCCGATTATGCGCAGACAATCTGGCATATCTATTCGATACTACCTATGGACTGAACTCGGAACAATCACTCTTCTCAATAAGAACTCACTCATGAATTGGAGTCCACAATAATGACACCTAAGTGGGGTGGAGAAGTTGAAATTTCAAAGGAAATGAATCTCCCTATGGGAATTTTTGTAAATGTGCCATCTACAGAATTTGAGAATTGGAGTAAAGAAGATCTCGTCAATGAAATCGTCAAACTACGAAAGCGGATCAAAGACCTTGAGACAACAAAAGAAAAACACACAGACCCAGCATCCATAAAAAGAGTTGATCTTCTTCGGGCTCACTTTTGTTAAAATTTTTATAACTGTAATGTAGATATGACCCGAACTCTGATGTTTCTTAGGAAACAGGTCCAGATCCCACCTAGAGTCATCAAAGAACTGAGAGAGGTCAGTAAACTGTCGTGTAAGTTGAAGTGGGAATATGCGGGTAATGTTAAAACGTATAGACTTGTCAATAAAGATTCATTTACTTTCGGTAAACCAACGTACGTCACGTCCAGGGATAGAAGCAGTGTCGATCTAGACACTGTCCTCAGTGTATGGCCATCACTTGTGAGTTATCACACACACCCTTGTGTATCCATCCCAAGTGAGATAAATTATGACACGAGTAAAGTTTTCGTAACACTCCCAAGTAAATGTGATTTTGACGCGTACATCAAAGGATACCCAAACATGCAAGTGAACATAATTTGTGACGCGCATGGGTATTACGTCGTTGACTTGATTTCAGCTGCGGAAAGCAACCATTTTCCATATCTGCGTGGAGTCGACATGGTCATGAACGAATTCAGACAGAGAGAGGAAATCAGGGAAATTGCATTCAGTGAGGAAGGTCTTGAATATTTTGAGACAACCCTAAACAGATGGAAGGAAATCGTGAACACCGACCTGAACCAGGTTTTGAATGACATGTTTGGTATCACGATACGCTATTACGGGTACGAAGATGACGCACCAATCGTCAGTCTCGACTTGGATAGTATCTAGACATGGCGTCATCCAGTTCGTCCACCTCATACCACGCGAGGTGACATTCCTTTGACTTTTTTCCTTCCTCTTCACAAATCTCATGTGCTTCTTGTATGGCTTCTTTGAAGCGTAGACGAAGTCTCAAATTTTCAGCTTGTTTGGGTTGCTGTTCGACAGCCTTCTTTTCGTAAACATCGTTCAAAACATTTTGACTCGTTTTTATGAGTTTATACTTGTATGAGTCATTTGATGAATATGCGAGGCACCTCATTTATTATGTACTGATATTATATGTTCTTTAAATGCTTAAGTTCTGGACGTATTTTTCCACGGGTAATAAAATTCAACATGCCTGAAAGACATCAACCCCCTCTCATTCGCAATGTTACCCACGGTCCTATAGAGCACGTCGAATTGAATCGTGTCTATAGCTTCAATCTGGAACAGCCTTCTTTTCCCGGTCTTTCCAGTCAGAAAGTTAATGAGCTATACAGAGATGGACGCGTAAGTTCGAAACCTTTGGAACTCATGTTGTGTTCAGACAATTTTTTCCCGTCACTGACATATGTTGACGCCAAGGGCTTCGACTACGTTTCCACTCAAGTTGGTTTAAAATCGAAGCTCGACCTTAAAAGTTTCACCAGTAATGGAGCCAAATACATGCCTTCATGTATGATTGGGCAAGGTAGGACTATGGAAGCATCACGTTTTCATACTCACGCTCGTGACATGACTTACATCTTTTGTGACATAACAGAGTTTCCCGAAATCAACGTCGTGTTCAAAGATGGAGAAGAACTGATCCAAAAGTATCCACGAGGAGTGATCACGAAGTTAGACAGGAATAGTTTATTTTCAAATTAAAGAGAAGAAATGTTATCTTGTTATGAGTGAACAAGACACTGGTAAATTCCGAACAAATAGCAAAGATCAGTTTTATACAAATAGAGTGATTTCAAAAAAGTGTGTCGATCTTGTCATCAAACACATACCCCATGTAGCAAAGTATACGTGGGTAGAACCCTCCGCCGGAACAGGTTCTTTCACCGACGCCCTCGATTCCCGATACAAACGAATAGCCATGGATATAGACCCCAAATCCGATACCGTCAAAAATATGGATTTCCTTGAATGGAAGCCCACAGTGTCTGGGGATGTCATTGTTTTTGGTAATCCACCATTCGGTAAACAGTCGTCACTGGCCAAAGCGTTCATCAAAAAGAGTTGCACCTTTGCAAATGTTATAGCCTTCATTTTACCAAAATCATTCACTAAGCCCAGTATGAATAACGCATTTGAAGACCACTTTCATTTGGTGCACACACATGAACTGGAGAAAAATGCCTTTGAAGTAAACGGGAAAGAATACGATGTTCCATGTGTTTTCCAGGTATGGCAAAAGAGGGATCGTAAAAGACGTTCAACCAAAAGTGTGGAACCTGTTGGATTCAGGTATGTCAAACCAGGGGAAGTGTATGATTTGGCTTTTAGGAGAGTTGGTGTGTACGCGGGTCGGTGCTACTTGAATGACGGACGAGACTTTAGTGTTCAATCACATCATTTTATAAAGCTTGACACTGAGCATATAGACGTGATCATGACTAAAGTCAACGCACACACATTTCCAAGTAATACGGTGGGACCACGGAGCCTGACAAAAACAGAGATTAACACTGTCCTCAACAAGATAATTAAAGGTTTGGGGGTTGAATGAGATATATGTCCTACAACGTCGAACCCTGTAACTTCAAGTATCGCGTTTCTTCCCTTGAGAAGGTAGTTGATGGAGACACCATCGATGTCGCCATCGATCTAGGTTTTGATGTCTGCACGAAGCAGCGTGTTCGTCTATTAGGTATCGATACCCCCGAGTCTCGGACTTCCGATGCGGAAGAGAAGAAGTTTGGTCTCCTTTCCAAGAAGAAGCTCAAGGAATGGTGTATGAAGGCTGTTGCATCTGAGAAGGATGATATCGAGATCGAACTCAGATGCCCTGAGGCGGATTCTAGAGGAAAGTTTGGCCGTGTTCTCGCCGAGGTGTGGGTTTGTGAGGATGGAATCTGGACCAACGTGAATAAGTGGATGTGTGACAATGGTTACGCGGTCCCTTACGGCGCGGAGAATAAGGCTCTCGTCCAAGATTTGCACATGGCCAACCGCGAGAGACTCATCGAGCGCGGCGAAATGCAGTAATAAGCACAACTAATAAAATAGGTACACATATAAATTCTGGGTATGCAATTAAATAGTCTATGATAATGTTTGGATTGGTCAGTAAATACAATGCACTCTTTCTAAGGTATAATTGTGTAATAGACATGTTTATACCATGACCACGTGTTGCATGCCAATACCAGGGAGGTATTAACAAACTGTCACCCGGTTGTAATGTAACCTTATAAATTTTCATTTGACTGTGATCCAGATCAAAAAAATCTTCTTTGGAAGTGTTGAAGTTTTTCATGTCAAATGGGCTATGTTTATTAATATTTGGATTGTCATAATTATTAAATATATATACCGTTTTACTACCAAACACTTGATTCAAGATGAAATCGGAAGTAACGTGCATGTGTAAATCGCTTCCCCAATTTTTACCCAAATATAACATTAAAGCTTGGACTTGTCTGGGTTCTGTATTTGGGTTTTTGAGTGTATCTAGCAACGTTTCGGAAATATTTTGTTTAAATAAATCGACTTCAGCGCAATATAAAATTGGGGATTTATCATTTTTCCAGTGATCGAAAAGTCCTTTCATTGTGGCAGATCCTGTGTCTGCATCACACGTTCGAATATCCGGTGTGTCATAAGATTCTACAGGTAATATCGAATCACCAAATAAATCAATAACGTTTTCTAAATTCATCCGCATAGCTTTTGATTGATATAATCCGTGTATCACTACAGGTTGATTAAAGTCTTTTAATAGTATACGTTTTTCTTCTGGTGTCATTTTAAGAAAATCGTATGCGGGTAGATTCAGATACCGACTCATCTATATTAAAGGTGAGAATATACTGCTCATAATTCGTAATGATCCTTTCTAATCCATAAATTACAAATCCATTTTTCACCAGACTTTACAGGTTTCCCACCGTGTAAAGCTTTGGAAGTGTCTAGACCATAACTGTCTAGTGTGTTAAAAAACAGTGCGTCACCAGCCTTTAACTTGTAGGATTTGTTGATGTTAGGAAACTCCGTTTCACCACCGTCATAGTCATCTGTGAGTGCCAGTATGAAAGTATGTAGACGGCTGTTTTTCTCTCCTATGAACACATCTTGATGTGGTCTGTAATGACCACCCTCCCCGTAATGAAGCACTTGAAGCTGCTCACAGTGGTCGATTGTCTTATTCACATATCCAACGCAACGTTCCATCACAGACCTGACAATCGGATCTGTTTTCTGAAGCCACGCGGTCTGACTTTGACGAATGTTTTTATCCACTCGACCATCTGTGTCGACGAGAGAATCGGAAAGACGTTCCTTTGCCAGTTTCATAATATGTTGTCGTTCCTCTGGTGAAATAAAGTCGTTAAGAATGGTCGGACTTTTGTACTTGGGGAGTAAACAAAATACCAATACTATCAAAAGGAGTATCAGTATCATCCTACTGTATCTATATAATTATATTCTTTGGTAAATTACAGTTATATCTTTTCCTGATATTTGAGAACACTTCATTACTGTATTCGACGATACCGTGTAACACGGATACGTAATGATCATGTCTCTCGGGGTCGATGATGTATTGCCTCAAGATGTCACCACCTGTATGAATGATCATTTCATAGATGTTTGATATGTCTCTGACTTTGTCTACAAACTTTTCCTGTCGTTGTAGAATGTTTTTGAAATCTTCCAATGACATGTCGTTGAGCATGTAGCCTATTCGGAGATTCAAATTATCTGGAGGTCTCGTGTCCAAGTATAAGTTGTGTCTGTCAGTTTCATAAATGACCATGGCGTATTGAAGTATTTCTTGTGTCGCCATTTTTTCGCGAAGTTCTCTGAACGATGGAATTCCCCCACATGGTATATCACCATGCTCCCTTGATGTATTCGTTTTACGTTTGAACTGAATGTAGTGTGGGTTGTGTATTCTTCCAGTTTCAATTTCACCAGTTCTCCAATTGAAAGTGCAGTGACAGGCTGTGCACCACATCTGCGCACAACCATCAGTTCTGTGAATCATGATGCCACATTTGGGACAGGTTTTACTATCTCTCTTAATGAGTTCCATTGTTTTTACGGTATCTGGATTACATGTGTGATCTTCGTGTTTCACATCATTGCATTTATCACAAAAGTAAGCCGAGCACAGTCCACAGTACCAGTTTTCACTCAGAAATCCTTTGCAGTGTTCACTTGGACATTTATGAATGAACTTCCTCGGTTCTATGTTAGCCGCCTGAACCCCCTGACGTAAAGACTCTAAATGCCTATATATAGTCTCCATAGTTCTGTATATCACCAAAATCTCTGGGTGGGTTCGCAGGTTCATGACATCTTCCTCTGTTCTCATGTGGATGGCATGTAATTCGACGAGTCTTCGTTTTTGAGTCCTTAACATCTCGTTCAATTTCCTCATGTTCAATATCCTTTCAACTTCAGGCTGCGTCTCAGGCATCAAAAGTTCTTCACGTTTGAACAATATGTCTTCACGGTGTTTTCTATATTCAGTGTTTCTGAAATATCTCGTGCAAAACGAATCCACAAACTCACGATTCCATACAGACTTACACTTCATACAATGAGGGTCTCTCTCAGTCGACAGTAAGTATATTTGGCAACAATTTTTACAGACCGTGTATTCACAATGTAAGCATACAACCTTCTTGTGCCTCAATTTATTGAAATGTTCACAACATACCAAACATTCATCCATCTAGTTTAAAGAGAGTTTAACTCTTTAAATTATTTAGAGAAATAATTTGAACATAACCTATAATGTCTCCCGCTATTGGTATTGATCTCGGAACTACATATTCTTGTGTTGGTGTCTGGCAGAATGATCGTGTAGAAATTTTGCCCAATGATCAGGGTAATAGGACGACCCCCTCCTATGTCGCGTTCACAGATAGTGAACGTATGATTGGTGACGCCGCGAAAAATCAGACTGCGATGAACCCAAAGAATACAGTCTTTGACGCGAAGCGATTGATCGGTCTCAAGTTTTCGGACCCGAAAGTTCAGAATGACATCAAGGACTGGTCCTACAAAGTTGTCTCTGGAAAGTCTGATAAGGCGACAATCGAAGTTGAGTTCAAGGGTGAGAAAAAAAGATTCGAACCCGAGGAAATCTCGTCTATGGTCCTCACAAAAATGAAAGAAACTGCTGAAACTTTCCTTGGTAAAACTGTCACTGACGCGGTGGTCACTGTTCCCGCGTATTTCAATGATTCTCAGAGACAGGCAACCAAAGATGCAGCCTCTATCGCTGGTCTGAACTGCCTTCGTATCATCAACGAGCCGACCGCGGCTGCGATCGCCTATGGCTTAGACAAGGACAAGTCGAAGGAGATGAATGTTCTCATTTTTGATTTAGGTGGTGGCACCTTTGATGTATCGCTTTTGACCATCGAAGATGGAATTTTTGAGGTCAAGGCTACTGCTGGTGACACACATCTTGGTGGTGAAGACTTTGATTCTAGACTCGTCAGGCATTTCATCGAAGAATTTAAGCGTAAAAACAAGAAGGACATCAGTGATAATCCCCGCGCTCTGCGGAGACTTCGCACCGCGTCTGAAAAAGCCAAGCGCACCCTCTCTTCGACTGCACAAACATCTGTGGAGATTGATTCCCTCTATGAAGGGGTCGACTTTTACACTTCGATCACCCGTGCTCGATTCGAAGAACTCAACGCGGATCTATTCAGAAAGTGTATGGAACCAGTTGAAAAAGTCATCAAAGACGCTAAAATGGACAAGTCTACAGTTGATGAAATCGTCTTGGTCGGTGGTTCCACACGAATTCCCAAGATTCAGCAAATGCTCTCGGATTTTTTCAATGGTAAGGAACTGAACAAGTCCATCAACCCCGATGAAGCCGTTGCCTACGGCGCGGCGGTGCAGGCAGCCATTCTTTCCGGAGCTGAGGGTGGCAATGTGCAAGATCTTCTCTTGTTGGACGTCGCACCAGTTTCACTCGGACTTGAGACCGCCGGTGGTGTGATGACCAAGATCGTAGATCGTAACACGACGATCCCCACAAAAAAGGAACAGGTGTTCTCTACATACTCTGACAATCAAACGACAGTGACGATTCAGGTATATGAAGGTGAACGCGCCAGGGCTCAAGACAACAATCTACTGGGGAAGTTCGACCTAAGTGGCATCCCCCCCGCGCCTAGGGGCACTCCACAGATTAACGTCAAGTTTGACATTGACGCGAATGGTATCCTAAATGTAACCGCTGAAGACAAAGCTTCTGGAAAGTCTGAGAAGATTGTCATTACCAACGA